TTCTCTCGGCCGCAAAAGCGAAAGAGATCGGGCTGATCGATGAGATCATCCAGTCTCAAGTCGCCGAGGAGGTCGAATCAGAAATTTTCCAGGACAAGGTCAAAGAATTTAACAGCCTGATCAAAGGAAAGACCGCAGCAGCAGGCGATCAGTCAAAAAAGACCGCAGCAGCAGCCGATCAGTCAAAATTTATCGCGGCGTCGATCGCAAGTAAAGACGACCTCGAGATCATGATCAAGAATATGATCGAAAGCTATAACAAAAAAGAGGACGAGGAGATCATCCCAGGCGAAAATCCTCCAGGCGAAAATCCTCCAGGCGATCAAACGCCTAAACCGTCAGCGCTTACAAAAGTATTTTTAAACTTATAAAAAGGACGTGACAGACATGACGATTAAATTCGCAAAGACTGAGGAATTTAAAAAAGCAAAAGCAGCACTCGGCGACGCGATGAGCGCAGGCGACGAGTCGAAAACGACTGAGGCGCTTAACTCATATTTAGACGTTTTACAAACTGAGGTAACTAACGCGGTAACGGCTCAAGTCAACGCGGACGTGGTCGATCGCTCGATCTTACAAAATCGCGGGACGAACGTCCTTACATCCGAGGAATCTCGATTTTTTAACACCGTCGTGACTGAGGGCGGTTTTACAGACGACGCGATTCTCCCAGTCACAACGCAGGAACGCGTTTTCGAAGATTTAGTCAGAGAACATCCGATCATCCAGGCGATCGGCGTCCAGGACCTCGGACCCGTGACTCGATTTATCACGGCGGACCCGACAAAAGCATACGCGTGGGGACCTTTATTCGGAGACATCGCGGGACAAGTCAACGCGGCATTTCATGAGGAGGACATGGGGACTTTTAAACTTACTTCATTTGCAGCGATTCCGAATGACATGGTCGAACTGGGTCCCGTTTGGCTCGAAAGATACGTCAGGACATTACTCGTCGAATCTTATTCGACAGGACTTGAATTCGGTTTTGTGACTGGAGGCGGCGCCACAGTAAATCAGCCGATCGGATTGAATAAAAACGTCGCAGCCGAGACAGGCGCGATCACGGCGAAAACATCGTCGGGAACCTTGACATTTGCAGCAAGTGATCGAGGCGAAATCGTGGCGGGCGAACTTCATGGAGTCGTGAGCGCGCTATCAACGAACGAAAAAGGCGACAGTCGTCAGATCGCGAATCGCGTTTATATGGCGGTTAATCCGATCGACGCGATCGCGGTACAGATGAGAAACACAATCCAGACCGCCAACGGTCAATGGGTCACGGCGTTACCTTACAACATCCAACTAGTCGAAAGCGAAGTCGTGACGCCTGGTGAGGCTCTTTTCTTTGTTCGAGGAGAATATCTCGCAGCTGTCGCGGGTGGATATCGATTTAAAAAGTTTGATCAAACGCTCGCGCTCGAGGACGCGACTCTTTACACGATCAAACAATTCGCGAACGGAAAACCGAAAGATAATAAAACGGCATTACTTTACGACCTGGATATCGATTTCGCGCCTCCAGTCGTTTAATGAGGTGATTTCATGATCGCAATTTCAGACGAAATCCTCCAGGAGTTTAAAGATCGATTACACATATCTCACTCGAGCGAGGACGAAAATCTCAAAAGACTTTTATCCTTTTCGATCACGGATTTACTCGAGAAATGTGGGGATTTCGATATCAGTGAAAACGAAAAGGCGAAAGAACTTGTATTTGAGCGGACTCGATACGCTTATAACGACGCGCTCGAGTTTTTCGATGACAATTTTTTGAGCCTAATCACGTCACTCGGAATCACGATCGCGCTCCAGGAGGTCGTCGAGGATGAAACCGTTTAAATATAACCCGCCTCGCGCAACCGTCGGAGACCTGAGGACGCCGATCTCATTTTTTGAATATCAGCCGAGTCCAGGTCCCGAACCAGGCGAAATTAAAAAGTCAACATTATTTGAGACCTGGGCGAAAATCGATCATGTATGGCTGAAAGATTTGGAGCAGGCGAAAGCCAATAAAACTATGAGCGACGTGACGGTCGTCATCCGAAATCCTCGAGAGGACTATTTTCCGACTCTTAATCATTTTTTCTCAATCGAGGCTCCAGGATATGAAAGTCGCCGATATAACGTCGAGCATATCCAAACCGATTTCCCAATCGCTCAATTTATAACGATAGTCGGGAGGCTCGAGGCGTGGGAGTAAAAATTAAAGGTCATCAAAAATTAATTCAAAAACTCGAGGAAAAATTCGGAGAGGTCGCAGCCAGGCGAATGTCGGACGAGGCACTCAAGGCGGGCGCCTCAGTTTTTCAGAAGGAACTCGGAACGCAGCTCGAAACATTCCGAGATACTGGAGGAACGATCGAAGATGTCACGCTCACGGAACCGACGGACGTCGCAGGCGTCAGAGTGTTAAAAGTACACTGGAACGGACCTCACGGGCGATTCCGAGTCGTGCATTTGAACGAGTGGGGAACCGTGAAAAATCCGAATCCTCGAGGGAAAGGCGCGATCGCTCGCGCGCTGAAAAATTCACAAAAAGAATATCGAGCAGCCGTCAAAAGAAAAATCCAGGAGCGAATTTAATGGATATTCTCAAAATGATTTATGACGCGCTGATCGGTGATCAGGAGATCGCGGACCTGGCGGCGGGAAAAATAAAATTTTATGAGTTTCCTGACTCGATGAAAATGGACGAGGGACCCTATATCATAATCGAGCCTCTCGATGTCCCGACGCCGTCCGATTTTGGCGACGATCTTTATCTGAAATATAACGTCTTGATCTCGATCGAGACCTGGAGCAAAAACCGCAGCCTCACGAAATCGACCTCAGATAAAATCGAGTCGATCATGTGGGACCTGGGACTCGTCCTCTCATCGGGAATCGACGAATTTGACGAGGGCGTCTTTCGAATCGCGAAAAGATATCGAGGACGACTTTATCGCGCCGAAATCATTGAAAAATAGCGTAATTTTTTAGACATAGCTCTCAAACGTCCATATTTCTCGAATTTCACACTTTGACCGGTTTACGATCAAACACAAGGGGACCTCTCGAAAAAAAGCGTCGAGGGGTATTTCCTGAGGTCGTTTTTTTGATAACTGGATGAAAATATACAAAAAATGTAAAAGGAGTGATTTTTTATGGCTGAAAAAAATTATCGAGCGTCAACTGGAGTCGACGAATTTTTTTATGGAACTCTCGACCCGACTGAGGTCGCAATTATCACTGGCGGACCTGAGCGCGTCGAATTCCTACAAACGATTAGTATTGAAATGCCTCAGGAGGCAGTCCGAGCGTTTGGGGATAATCGGACGGCTGAGATCGCCGTCGCGAGTGGGAATATTTCCGTGACGGGCGCTTTTCATACAGTCCCGACTGAGGACAAAGCGAAATTATTCGGATTAGACACGGCGACAGGTCTGACGGCGTTTGGCGCTGACGACGCGCCTCCATATGTCGCCGTTATTTTTTCAAAAACTTTCGAGGACGGCTCGCGCGAGTGGGTGGGACTAACGAAAGGAATTTTTATGAGACCAACGATCACGGGTCAAACAAAAGCGGACGGCGTGGAATTTTCGTCCGAGGAGATCACGGCGGAATTTATGGACCGCGATGTCGATGGATTCGACGGAACGAAATCAGTTATTTTCGGACGCGATGAACCAGGCGCGACAACTCAACGCGACGCGCTTTTTACTGCAATTTTCGGAGCGCCTCATCCTGACGCGCCAGTCGGACCGTGATCGGGGTGAATAAAAAATGAGATTCGAAGTCATTGAGAATTTTATCGATTCCCAGGACAAAAGAAAAAAATATAAGGTCGGAGATTCTTTTCCGCAGCCTGCTAATAAAAAAATAAGCGAGGAGCGACTGACGTCGTTATTATCGGCAGATAATAAACTGAGACGTCCAGTCATCCGAGAAATCGCAAAAACGGAAAAGCAGCAGGATGTCGATTGACATCCTGCTTTTTTATTTTATGAGGTGATTACATGGCGAATTTAAAACGAAACATGATCGAACTAGTCAAAGAAGTCAAAGAGGGCGAGATCGTCACAGAAAAATATATGACGCCCGCCTTTATCCCTTTATCGATTTTGTATGAGGCGCTCGACATGATCGACGAGGTCGACAAGTCCAACACGGCGGAAAAGGATTTAGTCGACAAAATGCTCGATTTTGTCGCGACTCGGATATATAAAGATCAATTTACAAAAGAGGAGCTTTTCAACGGGTTACATGCTCCAGACTCATCGCGGATTTTATATCAACAAATTTTATTTATTACTCAGGGAGCGCAAAGCGACGATACAAAAAAGTATTTAACGAGCAAAGTCTGAGCGCTGAGGATTTCACTCCAGGGAAACAAAAGGAATACCTCGATAAAATTATCCTCGATCTCATGAAACAAGGAAAAGACATCAACGAAATTTTAAATATGCCTTTTCATTTTATGATCGAAATTTTAAGAGAACAAAATCAGCCGAAAAAAGAACAATCGTTAATTTCAGCGTTTGGAGGGTAAAAAAATGATTTTACACTGGAGCTCAGACTGGGACGGCGCCGAGGTCGGATTCCCTGACGTCCTAGTCGTCGGTCTTTATTCGTCCGAACAAAATCCAAACAAATATTTTTACATCGACGCCGAGACTGGCGACATCCTGGAGGAGTGGGACGTCGAGACGGAATAGGAAAGGATGACAGATCATGGAAAGACTCGAAGGATTACAGATCGAACTCGGACTCGATGACGCGGAGCTTAAAGGCGGGCTGACGGGATTAAAAGGGCGATTAAAAACAGTTAATCAGGAAATGAAAGCGAATCTCTCGGCATTCGATCGAGCTGATCAGTCGATCGAAAAATATCAGACGACCCTCAAGGGGTTAAATCGAAAACTCGAGGTCCAGACCTCGATCACGGAAAAGGCGCGAAAAGAATATCAGGAAATGGTCAAGCAATACGGCGAAGGCTCAGACGAAGCTCACAAGGCGTCGCGGGAATATAATCAGCAAGTCGCGCAGCTTAATAATTTGCAGCGATCGATCGAAAGGACATCCGACAAACTCGAAAGCCTGGAGCGAGACCAAAAAGAATCGACATCGACCTGGGCGAAATTTCGAAAATCGGTCGACCAGGCGGGCGACAGTCTGACGGACATCGGCGACAAAATGTCACAGACTGGAGGAGCTATGACGGCAGCGCTAACGGCGCCGATCGCGGGATTCGGATTCGCCGCAGGAAAAGCAGCGATCGAATTCGATCAGGCTCAGGGACGAATCCAGGCTCAACTCGGAATCACATCCGAACGCGCCTCGGAACTGTCCGAGATCGCGCGAAAAGTTTGGACTGAGGGATTTGGCGAAAGCGCTCAGGAGGTCGCGGACGCGATCGGGACAATATCTCAACGAATGGGAGACCTGACGGACGGCGAGCTCCAGGAAGTGACTCAGGCGGCGTTTACACTGTCCGAGGCATTTGGCGCCGATGTCACGGAATCGACGCGCGCAGCGTCGCAGCTTATGAAAAATTTCGGCGTTACTGGCGCGGACGCGATGGACATGATCACGGCGGGATTTCAGCAAGGCGCGAATTTTTCAGATGAATTCCTGGATAGTATTTCGGAATACTCGACCCAGTTTAAAAATCTCGGATTCTCGGCTGAGGAAATGATGGGAATTTTTGTCGAGGGCGGAAAACGTGGACTTTTTAGTCTCGATAAATTAGCGGACGCGACAAAAGAAAGTTTTCTCCAGATCACGGACGGCGCGGACAATACAAAAGCAGCGATCGGAGAACTGGGACTCGATTATAATCAGATTACGAATGATATCCAGTCAGGCGGCGACAAGGCGAGCGCGGCGTTTGGCGTGATCATGACGGCGCTCGCAGGCGTGGAGGACGGCGCCGACCGAAATCGACTGGCGATCGAGTTAATGGGGACGCCGATCGAGGACCTGGGACCTCAATTCGTGGATTTTTTCTCAGAGACCGATACCGCGATGAAAGATTTCAGAGGCTCAACGAAAAAGGCGGCTGACGCTCTCCAGGACAACCTCGGAACCAGGGCGCGAAAAGTTTGGCGTCAATTCCAGGACGATCTCGAGCCAGTCGGTGAGGTCCTGATCGACTTGGCTGAGGATATTCTCCCGAAAGTCGCGGACGTCGTGGGCGATGTCGCTGACGCGTTTAACGATCTCTCTCCAGACGCGAAAAAGACCGCCGTCATGATCGGAGGCGTCGCAGCCGCCGCAGGACCGACGATCACGGCTCTCGGTTTTATGTCCACAGGACTCGGAGGGGTGACAAAAATCCTCAGTCCTCTCCTGGGAACTCTCGGAGACGGAAAAGGATTTCTCGGAATCCTGAGAAAAATTCCAGGTCCCGTCGGACTCGTAGCGACTGGACTCGGACTGGCGACAGGCGGTTTTAATCTTTATAAAGCAGCCGTCGAGGAGTCAAAAACGGTCAATCTTGATCACGCCGAAAGCCTATCAGAACAAAGTTTAAAAATGAGCGATCTGACGGGAAAATATAACGATTTACGAGATAAAAACAAATTATCGAATGAGGAGCTCCTGAGATTTCGGGATATTAATTCCGAGTTAAACCTGGCGACGTCAGCCGAGGAGATCGCCAGGCTAAAAGACGAACAGGCGAAACTCCAGGAAAAATCAGGACTTTCGAACGATGAACTCTCAACGATGTTTAATCTTAACGACGATCTGATCGCCCAGGCTCCAACGATCGACCAGACGTTTTCAGATCGCGGAAATGCAATCATCGAAACGCGTGACGGATTAAAAGAGGCGAACAACGAACTCAGGGAACAACTCAGACTGGAACTCGAGACGCAGCGAATCAAAGCGGACGCGAGGCTCGATCAGGCGATTCGCGATCAGATCACGGCTCTCGGAGAGTTAGGCGACAAAGAGGCGGAACTCGACGCGTCTCGAGCTGAAAGAGACGCCCAACGTCTCGCGGTCAAACAACTCGAGAAAAACCTGGAGGACGCGATCACGTCAGGGAATGAGGCGCGCGTCACGATGGCGGAAAATGAACTCATGCTCGCTCAGGGGACCCTCGTCGGACTGGAGGCTGAGGTCACAAAGAGAGCCGATATTCTGGGCGAAAAGCAGAAAGCCGTCGCGGAATCGGAAAAAGAAATCCAGAAAACGGTCGAATTATATAACCAACTTATAAACGTCGAACTCGCCCAGGCGGGCGTCAATGGAAAAGGAAAAGAAGGAATCGCGCAGCTCGACGAGTCGATTAAAAAGACTCAGACCCGTCTCAGCGAACTCGATAAAACGCGAGACGAACAGGGCGGACTCAATAGCGATCTACAAAAAGAATATAACACTTTGACCGATAATCTCGGCGTCCAAAAAAATTCACGCGCCGAGATCAAACGGATTCAGGACGAACAAAGCACAGTTAATAAAAGAGTGGACGAGGGAAAGAAAAAAGCCGAGGCGATGACAAAAGAACTGTCCAAAAACACGAAAAAGAATGTCGATGTCTCGGACGGCGGCGCGATCGATCGACTCAATCGAAACGCGTCGAAATCAATTTCGAAAACGGTTACAATCTCAGCTTTAATCAGTGGGCTCACTAAAAAAGCGAAAAACCTTCTCGGATTCCAAAAAGGAACCCGAAACGCTCCAGGCGGATTCGCGCTCGTCGGAGAGGCGGGTCCTGAGCTTATGTTTGTTCCGAGAGGCTCGAAAGTGATTCCGAATGACGACACGAAAAAAATATTTAAAAACTGGGATGTTCCAGGATTCGCGACAGGCGGAATTGCGACGCGTCCTGGTATTTACAAACTCGCTGAGGAGGGATTTCCTGAGGTGATCATCCCGACGAATCCGACGAGACGATCGGAGGCCGCAAAACTCCTCGCGGTCGCAGGAAAAGCGATCGATCAGCCTCGATCTGACGCGACGACATCGCGGGCGACGACATCGGGATTCCAGGAGGCGCCTCGAGCAAAGCAGCCGATCATGATTCAACTGATCACGCCTGATCGCCGAGAGTTTGCGCGATGGCTGATCGATGATCTCGCAGAACTTCAAAAGCTGCAATCGTCCAGACTCAGCCTTTTCGAAAGGGGTTAAAAAATGTTATTATCGTTTACTTTTAACGGAATCAAAAAGGATTTTATCATCGCCGAGCGCGGGAAACGTCGCTCGGCATTTGCGCCGATCACTCGGAACCTTTTAAAAGTCCCGAATATGCCTGGAGCCTACCTCCAAAGCTCGGAGACGGATGTCAGGACGATCACGCAGCCAGTCGTTATAAATGGAGCCGATCGATTCGACGTCCGAAAACTCGAGGAGGAGATCGCCTCCTGGCTCGTCACGGATGAGCCGAAAGAATTAATTTTTGACGACGAACCCGATCGCGTTTATTTCGCCGTGATCGATGGCAGCCTGGAGATCGAGGACATCGTCCGATTTGGGCGTGGCGAAATTGTTTTTATTTGTGTGGACCCGTACAAGTATAAAGGGAATATTGAAACGGCGTTTTTTTATACGAATCCCTCGCTCATTATGAATGAGGGAACCGTCGAGGCTTTTCCGATCTTTCGAGCGAATGTCCTGGCGCCGATCACGAATCTCGATATTATTCTCGATGAGGATTATATGAGAGTTGGTCAGCCGTACACGGTCGATCGGACGCCAGTCGAAGCTGAGACCGTCGTTTTTGACGACCCTCTCGGAAGTCTGAACGGGTGGAGCCAGGCGGAATATGTGGACAACGGACATATCGAGGGCGAGATCGGCGTCGACGCCAACGGCTCATTTTATCCTCGTCTCGTCGGTCAAGTGATCGAGGCGGGCGTTTGGCAGGGACCTAGTTTGAAAAAATCGATCGGCGCTGAGCTGCAAGATTTCAAAATGGAGGCGATCGTCGAACTGAGAAACGGCGCCGCCGAACCAGGCGAGACGGGCATGATCGAAATTTATTTACTCGACGCCGTCGGAAATATCGTCGGAAAAGTAGGGATTGAGGACTATTCTCGGACGTCCGTCGAGACTCATTTTAAGGCGAAAGCAGGAGACGCGCTCGAGGGCGTTTGGTTTGGTGACGGGCGCGACAAACACTGGGAAAATTTTTTCGGAGCGATCAGACTGGAGCGCGAGGGGCGTGATTGGTACGCCTATATCGGATTAATCGACAAAGAGACGCGGATTCGCTCCTGGCAACTCGGCAGCAAGCGAAACGTCCATTTTTATGACTCGCAAGCGAAATATCAAAATAAAATCGCTCAGATTCAGGTCTCATTTAGAATTTTTCCCGAAAGTCCAAAAATTCCGATGTTTGTTCATCGTTTGACCGTTTGGAGATTGAACACGGTAAAAAATGAGGAAATTCCTTATATTGCTTATCCTGGAGACCTGATCGAGATCGATCATCAAACGAATGATATTCGAGTGAATGGAGAAAGTCGTCCTTTTCTCAAAGATTTCGGCGCTCATTTTTTTCCATTAAAAAAGGGCGCGAATCCAATTTTTTATCTCCCGTCATCAGGAATTGAAATGAATATCGAATGGAGGGAGCGATTCTTATGATTCATATCGTCGATTATAAAACTCAGAGAATTCTCGCGACACTTGTCAACAAGCCAGGCGCGGCGCTTTACTGGGACGACTGGCACGAAAAAAGCCTCAGAGATTATTATGAGACGTTTGACTTTATCATGACGACTCAACATCCCGACGCCGAACACGTCGCAGAAAAAAACGTCATCGTCATCGCGGATGACGGCGGAACTTTTCGCGAGTTTGTGATTCGTGAAACTGATCAATTTTCAGACTCGAAAGAAGTTTATTCGGACGGGTCTTTCGTGGAGCTGAAAAAACAAAAAATTCTGGAGCCAGTCACTCTCCAGGCTCAACGCCTGGACATGATCGCGCCGTATATCCTCCAGGGGACGGACTGGGAACCTGGAGACATGCCTCTCCTGGGAATCAAAACCGTCGAATTTTCTGTTTTCACAGACGCGCTCACGGCGATCAGGGAGGTCGCTGATCTTTTTGGCGCTGAGATTAATTTTCGGGTCGAGATCGAAGGAAATAAAATCGTCGGTCGATATGTGGATTTCGCTGAGAAAATCGGCGATGAGACTCGAAAGGAGATCGTCCTCGGAAAAGACCTGATCGGCGTCAAAAGAAAAGAGACGAGCGACATCGTGACGGCGCTGATCGGGATTGGTCCTGAACGTGAAAACGGGACACGCCTGATCGTCCGAGTCCAGAACGACGAAGCTCTCGAAAGGTGGGGACGAGGCGGGCGTCATATGTGGTCAACATTTGAACCATTGGACGCAGCCGTCACGATATCCCAGGCGACACTCGAGGAGATTACTCGTCAGGAACTCGAAAGGCGAATCGATACATTAATTCAGTATGAGATCGACGCGGCGATCATCGATTTTCATTTCGGGCGCGGTCACGAAAAGGCTGTCCTCGGCGACACGATCAGAGTCAAAGACCCGTCTTTCGAACCGCCTTTATATTTAGACGCGCGAATTATTGCGATTAAAAGGCAACCGTCCGACGAATCTCAAAAGACGTATACTCTCGGCGATTTCATTGAATACGCTGAGGAGGATATCGTCATGAAACGGTTTGAGCTGATCTCTCGGCTCATGGAAGTAAAATTTGAGATCGCGAAATCCGATGAGCCTCCCGATTTCCCGACTCATAATCAGTTATGGATAGACACGTCCGACCCTGAGCGCGATATTTATAAAAGGTGGGACGCCTTTTCCCAGGCGTGGATAGAAGGACCAGGCGGACCTCCAGGACCTCAGGGACCTCCAGGCGTGACGCCGATCAAAGGGGTCGATTATTTTGACGGACTCCCAGGCGTCCCAGGCGCGCCAGGGAAAACGGCTTATTTGTGGATTCGGTACAGTCAAGACCCGAACGGCGCCAACATGACGACAGACCCGACTGGCGCGCTTTATATTGGAATCGCGACATCGAATGAGCCTGAGGCGCCAACGACGCCAGGGGATTATAACTGGAATTATATAAAAGGCGAGGAGGGCGTCCGAGGCGAACCTGGTCCCGATGGTCGATCGAGCTTTTTACATATTAAATATTCAAACGATGGCGGCGCGACATTTACTGGAAACAACGGCGAAAACGTCGGAGACTGGCTCGGAACCTATGTCGATTTTACTGAGACCGATTCCCTCAACCCGACTTTTTACACCTGGAACAAAGTTAAAGGCGATCAGGGCGAGCCTGGTCCGATCGGACCCGACGGTCGTCAAGTTTATTTTCATACTGCATACGCAGCGAACGCGACGGGGACCGAGGGATTTGACACGAATGACGCCAACAAAAAAGAATACATCGGAACCTATTCCGATTATACGGCGGCGGATTCCGTGGACCCGTCGAGATATACCTGGATAAAAGTCAAAGGCGATCAAGGGACGCCAGGATTCTCGATCGATTGGACGACGGAAAATGTCGAGGTCGATGATCAGGGGCGCCTCAAGAAATCAGGAGGCGCGAGCGACACCTGGGACGCTCAGGCATACTCGAAAGAGGCATACATCGACGGCGCCTATCTAACTTTTAAAGTCATGTCGACCTGGAGTGATCTCGCGATCGGTCTCTCGGAGCTCAGAGGCGGACTCGCGCCTGAGTCGATCAAATACGCGCTCATGTTTGGCTCCAGATCGAGCAACCCGACGACGATCACGGATGAGCCTCTCGTCCTTTATACAGTCGAATCAGGCGACGCCTACTGGAAAATAGGTCAGAAATTAGGAACGACGGCGCAGCGCCTCGAGGAGTTAAATCCGACAGTCACGCCGTCGAATCTTTACGTCGGACAAAAGCTGAGGGCGCCTCTCCCAGTTATGAACTATACAGTCAAAACAGGCGAAACATTCGCGTCGATCGCGATTAAATTTAATACGACAAGCGACATGATTCAAAAATTAAACCCTGGAGCCAGTCCTCTCAATGTTTACGCGGGACTGGTCCTGAGCGTCCCGAAACCCGTCGGAAATTTCACAGTCCCGACAAACGGGATTAACGACTCGACTTTTAAATATGATCAGGTCATGGCGCTGACGTCACAATATGAAACACAAAAACCCTATCCTTATAATTACGGGACATCAGCCTCAGACTTTGACGGGGCGGGCGTCTCCTGGGGCGCGATTCAATTCAACGCGAAAACAGGACCGTTAATTTCCATGTGGCAAAGTTTAATTAGAGACATTCCTGAAAAACTCGAGGCGGCGTTTTTGGCGAACGCTGATCGAACGCCTGAGGGGAATCTCGCGAATTATACAGTTTGGAGGGATATGATCAATCGAGGAGATTTCGAGGAAATTCGCGCCTGGAGTTATGCTCGAGGCGATGTCTCGAAAGATCGTCACGCCTTCAACGAACCCTGGAATACTTATTTTACAAATATCGGAATTTTACCAGAATCGATCGAGCTCCAAAAAATCAACGCTGCCTGGTATTTTACGATCGCGACTCAATGGTTTTATGATTTCAATTTATGGAGCCGTCGCGGTTACAGTTTAATGTTTGATATCGCCGTCCAGTCGGGCAGCATGAACCCAAAAGTCGACGGCGTGATTTATGATCTGATCAGCGAGATAAATACCTGGTTTTCGCAGCAAGACACGACGGGAATGACGGCTCAGGAAATCGAGACGATGAAACTCGTCAAGATCGCGAATCGACGGGCGGACTATATTCCGTCGACCTGGGGTCCGACCTGGAGGGAAAGAAAAGTCGCGATCGCTCAAGGAACGGGTCTCGTATATGGCTCTCTATGGATGGACACGGCAACGTATAACATGACCCTCGAGCCAGTCTCGATCGAGGATGTCCCGATCGATCTTTATCACGAAATGGAGCCGATCGACGATCAAGTCATTTATGAGGATATCCCTCCGAAAGTCTCGACGATCGAGGACGGGGTGATCACAGAAATCGGAGACTATTCCGACGGCGATTCCTTTACGATTCATTATGATAATAACAAAATAAAATTTTATCAGAACGGCGCTCTCATTCGAGAGTCCCAGGCTGAGACCGATAAATTTTTATATGTCGATAGCTCTTTTAAAACGATCGGCGACGCAGCTCAGATTTATAATATTTATTTTGCACCTACTGGAGCAAAAGGCGAAAAAGGTGAAAAAGGAGATCAAGGTCTCCAGGGGGTCTCAGGTCTCCAGGGCGCGAAAGGTGATCAGGGAATCCCTGGAGCTCATGGCGTCTCCAGTTATACTCATATAGCATATGCGAACACGTCGAACGGGTCCTCAGGTTTTTCGGTTAGCGATTCGACGAATAAACTATACATCGGAATTTATGTCGATCAGGTCGCCACAGATTCAACGAATCCGAGCGATTATAAATGGACCTTAATAAAAGGCGCGAACGGCGCCCAGGGACTCCCAGGGGCGCCAGGAGAGGACGGACGGACGCCTTATTTTCACACGGCATGGAGTACGAGCGAAACGGGAATCGATGGATTTTCTTTGACCGACTCAAAAGGGCGGGCCTACATCGGGACATATACAGACTTTTCTCCTGAGGATTCATCGAATCCGAGCCAGTACACTTGGACGAAAATTCAGGGACCGCCTGGGATTCCAGGTTTTAAACTTAATTGGAATCTGACGAATGTCGAAATCGATGATCGTCAAGCACTCACGAAAAAAGGCGGAACGACGACCGCCTGGGACGGCTCAGCGATTTCGGCTGAGTCATATGTCGCGGGCGCGCTTATGAATTTTCGAGTTATTTCCGTTTGGTCAAAATTAGCGGTCGGAATGTCGATCGATAAAACGCCAGGCGATCAGACCGCGATTAATTATGGATTTTATTTCGATAATAACGCGGTTTTGACTGAGGGAATACATCGATCGAATCTGTCCGTTATTGTTAATGGAATTCTGATCGATGTCGGGACCTATGTCGACGGCGATCGATTCTCAATCCATTATGATAATGTCATGATCAAATATTATAAAAACGGCGAAAATGTTTATCAAAGTTACACGGTCGAAGAACGGACGCTCTCGGCGAAAGTGTTATTTTATACGATCGGGACGGCGATTCAGGCCGACGAGCTTTATTTTGTCCCGTCAGCAGCTCGCGGAAATCCTGGAGCGCCTGGAGCAACGGGACCAAAAGGAGACCCAGGAAGTCAAGGTCCTCAGGGAATCCCAGGACCTCCAGGCTCGAACGGTCAAACGCTTTACACCTGGTTAAAATACGCGGACAGTCCGACCTCGGGCATGACGGACACGCCAACGGGAAAAACTTACATCGGACTCGCCTATAATAAAACGGTCTCGACCGAATCCTCGAATTATGCTGATTATGACTGGAGCCTGATCAGAGGAGCTCAAGGCGTCCAGGGACCGCCAGGACCAGGAGGCGCGACAGTCTACACCTGGATAAAATACGCGGACACGGCGGCGGGCGCGGGGATGAGCGACAGTCCTGAGGGGAAAAAATATCTTGGACTCGCCTATAATAAGCCAGTCGTCACAGAATCGACGACGCCTGGTGATTATTCCTGGAGTTTGATTCAACCCGATGTCCATATCAACCCGAATATTATTCTCAATTCGAATCGACGAGTCGAATCAACGGGATATAAGGTCGGGCAGTGGTATTTGTCGGAGCCGTGGAAGGTGGGCGAGATTTATACAGTCACGATCAAGGCAACAATCGCGCCTGGTACTCAAGCGCTCGCCGTTTATCGCGATTCAGGATGGACACAATTCTCTTGGACGACGGCGACATATGTCGCAGCCGAGGGCGTTTATCGAATTACATCGACGGCGAACGCGACGAGCGACCCAGTCGGAAATAGTGTTTTATCGATTTTCAGCGTCCCGTCGGGGACCGCAGGAAAAAACACGGTCGTCGAATGGATAAAACTCGAAAAAAGTGAGATCGCGACGCCGTGGAGTCCGAACCCGAAAGACGCGGCTCGAATCGTCGACTCGACGACCGAGATCGAGGCGAACGTGATCACATCGAATCACATTAATGTTTCGAATTTATCAGCGATCTCAGCGAATCTCGGAAACGTGACGGCGGGCAGTTTGAAATCAAATACACTCATCGACGTCACGACAGATTTATCCGTGGGGAATAATATAAATTTGAAATCGTCCTCAAGTGGGGTCGTCAGAGGAATTCATTTTAAAGATTCAAAAGGATATCTCGACGCGAGGATTTTTAAATCGAGTGACTCAGGCGCGATTATTATTCAAAGCGCGGGATTCTCGAGATCGATCGGACTCGACGCGCAACAAGTGACATTTGGGTCTCAGAATGAAATCCAATTTTGGGAAAAAACCGACGGAAACGAATCCTATTTCGAGAAATACGCGTTTGAAAAGGGATATTGTGGAGTAGGCGGTCAAAACGCGGCGAATTATCAACCTCAAAATGTCGCGGGGCAAGGAGTTAATTTCAGGATTAGACGAGCTTACACGCCGTCATCAATCTCTTTGACGCCTTTCGACGGGAATTCCTGGACGGCGGCGGGGAAAACGACTCAGATCACTCCTGACGGTTTTTGGTTATATATTCAAAACATTAATAAAAATGACGGCACTCACACGGTAGGCGGTTATTATTACTGGCGCGGAAATTATCAAGGATAAAAGGATGAAAAATCATGTTAAAAGAGATCGCGGGAAATAATATGACTGTTATTTGCAATAATTGTAACGCCTTAAATGTTTATGATCTGACGGGTCGGGAATCGGTTTTTTTGCAG